CAGATGCAACACCAACTGTTCCAGTTATTAATGGTGTAAGTAATGGAGCTTCATATTACTTTATACAAGAAAAAGGTAAGAATGAAATATTAAGACCAACAGCTACAACAACAAGTACAAATGCTATTTCTGCATATATTAGATCAGGAGATTTTGAATTAGACGTAGATGGTAATGGAGAGTATTTCTTAAAGATTAGAAGATTTATACCTGATTTTAAAAATTTAGAAGGAAATGCAAAAGTAACTATTTATTTAAGAGCTTACCCAGCAGATACAACAACAGCTAAAGGACAAACTTCTATAGGTCCGTTTACTATTGATACATCAACTGATAAAGTAGATACACGTGCAAGAGGTAGATTAGCTAGTCTTAAAATAGAAAATGATGCTATAGATGATACTTGGCGTTACGGAATATTTAGAGTAGATATACAACCAGATGGAAGAGGTGGTAGTTTCCCACAAACATAATTATGACAAAGATTAATTTATATATACCAGAACCAAGAGAACCTTATACGGTTGATAACTTTAGACAGATCAATCAGGTATTAGAAACTTTACAAAACCAATTAAATACTTCTTATCAAACAGATAATACACAAGAGATTCAAAGACAAATTTGGTTTAGTATGAGATCAGGGTGTTGCTAATGAGTTGCCCTAATGTAAATTCAGGATCTGCTTATCCAATCTATGTTGCAATTAATGGAACAAATACAGATGCATTTGGAAGATTAAGAGTATCTTCTCCTTATACATTATTTGATTCTCAAAATAGATACGCAATAGATAATCAGTTTGATACCTCAACTGTAACTGGAGGAAGTACTAGTTTTTTAACTAATGAAGCTTCTGTTGCTATGATTAATACAACTGCTTCTGGTGCTGAAGTTGTTAGACAAACTTATAGATGTATGCCTTATCAACCAGGAAAAGGTTTACTTGCTCTTATGACATTTCAAATGAATGATCCTAAAGCAAACCTAAGACAACGTTGTGGATACTTTGGAACTCAAAATGGAGTTTATTTTGAATTGACTGGAGCATCTCCTGGAACTAAAGCATTTGTATTAAGAACCTATATTAGTGGTTCTGTAGACAATACAACAAGACGAGTTGAGCAATCTTCTTGGAATGGTGATAAATTAGATGGGACAGGACCTAGTGGATTAACATTAGATTTAACACATCCTCAAATATTATGGATGGATTTTGAATGGTTAGGGGTTGGATCAGTTAGATGTGGATTTATTATTAATGGCCAATATATTGTATGTCATACTTATAATACAGCAAACGTTTATGGAACTTCTGTTTATATGACTACAGCAATATTACCTGTAAGGTATGAAATAACAAATACAGCAGCAACAGCAAGTTCATCTACTTTAAAACAAATATGTTCATCAGTTGTATCTGAAGCTGGATTTGAACAAACGTCTGTTGAACATTTAGCTAGAAGAACTAGTATATTTACTAATATAGATACAACATCAACTTTCTTTCCAATCGTTTCTATCAGATTAGCTTCAACTGCTTTAAATGCAGTTGTAATACCTAAATCAATTCAATTCCAACCAACAACTTTACAAAACTATGAAATCGCTTTAATTAAAAATCCAACATTAACAGGAGCTTCATGGTCAGCAGTATCTAGTGATGCAAACGTTGAAATGGATGTATCTGCAACTGCTATATCTGCAGCAGGAACACTTGTACAAAATGGTTATATTGCAAATACTGGAGGAGGTGGACAAACAAGTACTATAGAAGCAACAGGCTATAATTTTGATTTACAATTAGGATCTTCTCTTGCTGGTGTAAGTGATATATATACTTTAGGAGTTAAAACTATATCAGGAGCAACTAAAGGAGATGGAATTGGAACATTAACATTTATAGATTTAACACAATAAAAATATGGCTAATTATTATATAAGTAAATTTTATGCTCCAACAACTACTAGTACTGTAACTGTATATAGTTGTCCTGCTAATTCAAGAGCAGTTATTCAAAACATTCAGGTAGCAAATATATCTGGATCTAAAAATGTAACTGTTACAATTAATCAAGCTTCTACTAGCACTAATTTTGTAGTAGCTTATGCAAGTATTACAGGACCTACGACTTGTAATTTAGCAAACGGACCTATTGTATTGCAAGAAAGTGATACTATTGGTATATCTGCATCTAATATATCTAATGTTACAGCAACACTTGCAATACTAGAAATGAATAGAAACGATCAGAATGGCTAGAAAAGTACAATCGGGTTCAGGTACTTTTATTAAACATACCAATAAAAAAAGGCCTGGTAGACATTCAAAAAAACCTAATAAACGAAATAATCGTAAAGAGTATCGTGGACAAGGTAGACGTTAATAGTATATATTAAATTTTATGGCAAATAAAACAATAATTATTGATGGGGAAGAAGTCCCTGTTGTTCCTGCAAAAGCAGAAGAAATAATTAAGAATAAAGTTACAGGACAGACATATGCAACAATTGATGAATTTCACGCAGATGTAGCAGATCCTAACACACCTACAAAAGCAGAACATTTACAAAGAGATTTAAAAATAACAGTTGCATCATTACAGGTATTTGGTAAGACTAAGTAATGCAACCGTTTGGTGGAACTGAAATACAATTAGCGTATTTATATAAATACGTATCAAAAGATCTTTTAGATAAAATTAAACTAGAATTATCTATTCCAGAAAGAAGTCCAGTTGTTATTGATAAAACAAATGTTTTATGGATTCAAAATAGTTATGATCAACCTAATCTTTATCCTTGGTTTAAAAATAAATTAAATCACGGCAAATATGATTGGTATATATTTAATTCTCATTGGGTCTATGAAAAATATAGATACTTCTTTGATATCCCAACAGAGCAATCTATGGTTATTAAAAATGGGTTTACAGATGATTTAATATTAAAGAAAAACTTTAAACGTAAAGATAAAATAAAATTAGTTTATACTTCAACTCCATGGCGAGGATTAGATGTTTTGTTATCCGCTATGGAATTAGTTAAATCTGATAAAATAGAACTTGATGTATATTCAAGTACACAGATATATGGAGATCAATTTAAAAAAGAAGCAGATGATCAATATAAACCTTTATACGATAAAGCTAGAAAATTAAAAAACGTTAACTATAAAGGTTATTGTCCTCATGATAAATTAATAAAAACACTTCATACTTATGATGTATTTGTTTATCCTAATACTTGGGAAGAAACATCCTGTATCGCGGCTATTGAAGCGTTAGCCTGTGGACTCGTAGCAGTGACCACGGACCTCGGTGCTTTATATGAGACCTGCGCAGACTTTCCAATTTATGTACCTTATTTAAAAGATAAAACTAATTTAGCCAATCAATTTGCATATGTAATAAATACTTTACCTGATGTATTAAATAATATAGAAGAAGATAAATTAAAATTTCAAATGCAATATTATAAACAATTTTATCATTGGAACATTATTAAAGGGTATTGGGAGAATTTTTTAAATGGCATTAAATAAAATTAAATTATTTGTAGGAACACCAGTTCATTCAGACGTCTCAATTCATTATTTTAAAGCATCCTTAGAGTTTCAAAAAGAATGTTATGTTAGAAAAATACCTGTAATGTTTCAAGTAATGAAAAGTAGTTTAGTTACACAAGGAAGACAATTATGTGTTGCTGCTTTTTTAAACTCTCAATGTACACATTTATTATTTGTAGATTCTGATATTGCATATTCATTTAAGATGTTTGAAAAAATGTTAAACTACGACAAAGATATATGCATGGTTCCATATCCAATTAAATCTATGGACTTTCAAAAAATTAAAAAGAAAATTCAAAATGGTTCTACATTAGATCCAATGTTATTAGGTAATCAATATACAATGGCTATTACAGATCCTAGAGACATTAAAATGGAAAATGGATTTATAGAAGTTGAAAGAGGTCCCGCTGGGTTTATGTTAATTAAAAGAGAAGCTATTGAAAAATTAATAAAAGAATACCCAGAATTTACAATCAAACAACATACTTTAATAGACGGTAAATTAGTTGAAAGAGAACACATGTATAACTTTTTTGATACTTATTGGGATCCAAATGAAAAAACTTATACAGGAGAAGATTTCTATTTCTGTAAATTAGCTAAACATGCGGGTATTAAGATGTATGCTTTAGTTGATGAGTATATATCGCATTATGGAGAATTCGGGTATACTGGTAGGCTTATTGATGAATTCATAGTTTCTAAAGATAAAGCTGAAGTATTAGGTACTTCTATCAATAGTGACATAGACCCTAAAGACTTAGAAAAATCAGATAAAGAGTAGGGATATTGTACATATTTCATTAATTAGTTATAATAACGTTTAGTTAACTAAATTAAAAATATGGATCCATTCACAGTCGCATTAGCCGTATTTGGCGTACAAAAATTAAGAGGTAAATCTACAGGTAGATCATTTAGAGATGCATTATTAGCAGCTGGAGGAGTTCAGCTAGCTGGTATGGGAGGAGTTGGTCAAGGTATGGGACCTGGCGGAAGTAATCTATTTCAAGCTTTCGGTTCTAGCGAAGGTATAGGAAGTTTAGTACCAGGGTTTGGTGCTGAAGGAAGTTATATAGGTGGGGGTGGAGATTTTTTAGGACAACTTGGCAAAACATATGCTGGAGAAGGTATTAAAAGTTTATACGGAACACCAGGAACACCAGCAGTAGCAGGAGTTCCAGAACAAACTTATAGAGAAGCAATTATTGATAAAACAACTGGACAAGTATTACAACCAGAAAGAGCATATCAAGCAGCAGTACCTGCACAAGCAGCAGTACCTGCAACAGGTTGGCAATCACTAGGAGCTGGAGAAAAATTTCTTGCTGGTAGCGTTGCGGTTCCAGTTATAGGAGCAGCTTTTGCTAAAGAACCAGAAGAACCAAAACCACCATTTACAAGTGAAGATTATACAAAAGCTTACGCAACTGAATCAGAAAAATTAAAAGGTTTAGGAACAATTACTCAACCAAGATATACAGCAGTTAGTCCATATAACTATGGTCAAAATTCTATGTATACTTTTAACAAAGGTGGTATTGTAAATGCATTACCAAAATTTGCAGTTGGTGGAATTAATTATATGCCATCAAAAATTACACACGATGAAGAAGATGAAAACAATTATGTTAGAGCTTCAGGATACGTGGAAGATGGATCAGGTACAGGCGATAAAGATACAGATACTATTTTAGCGCAATTAGCTGATGGAGAATTCGTATCTCGTTCTGATGCAGTTTTAGGCGCTGGGATTATGGCAGGTGCATCACCGAATAATATGAGAGAGATGAGAAAATTAGGTGCTGCTTACTTCTATGATCAACAAGACAAATTTAAAAGAATATTTGATTTATTAGATGCAAGCAGAAAAACTAATTGAAAAACGAGTAGACGTCCTTCACATTCATAATACGGATGTAGAAAGATTTTGGCCATTGGTTAATTTTATGATTGCCGAGGCTTTAAAGTATTCAGGAGGATATGCTAACGCCCATCATATTAAAGAATATTTAATAGAGGGTAGTATGCAATTATTTGTGGTATTTGGTTCTGATGACGGGCTTAAACAGAAAGTATTCGGTTGTCTCGTTACACGGATCACGGACCAGCCTAATTTAAGACAGTTAGAAGGTATTATTTTAACTGGAGAAAAAAGAGAATTATGGCAAGATGATATGGCATCTATGATTGAACACTTTGCAGTACAAAATGATTGTAAAAGACTATGTATGTTAGCTAGACCAGGTTGGAGTAAAGTGGTAAAAAAATATGGATGGAAAGTTAAACACGTAGAGTTACAAAAGGAGTTATTTTAATGGGTGGTATATTTGGAGGAGGTGGAGGCAGTGGAGGTGGCGGTGGCGCTACATCTGGAACACAAGTTCAAATCGCTAGAGAAGCACCAGAAGTAGAAGCACGTAAACTTGCTTTATATGATCAAGCTGTACAATTAGCACAACAACCAATTTCATTACCATCAGTACAAGTTGCTGCACCGAGTGCATTACAACAACAAGGATTTGGACAAGCTGCTACAACAGGTGTAGGACAACAAGCAGTTGGACAAGGTATTCAAAGTTTACAAGCTGGATTAGGTTCTGCTTATGCTGGACCAAATATTTCTCAATTTTATAATCCATATCAATCATACGTATTAGATGAAATTAATAGACAAGCACAACAAAAACAAAATGAATTATCTGCACAAGCGGTTCAATCAGGTGCATTTGGTGGTGGTAGAGAAGGTGTACAAAGAGCAGAATTACAAAGAGCAACACTTGGACAAATCGGACAAGCACAACAACAAGGTTTTGGTCAAGCATTACAAGCTGCACAAAATCAACAACAACTACAAGCACAAACAGGATTAAGTGCTGGTCAAGCACTCCTTGGAGCAGGAGCACAACAACAAGCTATGCAACAAGGTGATATACAAAGTTTATTACAAGCAGGAGGAATCCAACAACAATTAGGTCAACAGGCTTTAGAAGCACAAAGACAAACTCAATTGCAACAAGCTTATGAACCATATCAACGAGTTGAATTCTTGAAAAATATAATGACTAATTTACCAACTACGCAAAGTTCTATAACAGCTACTACAGCTCCAGGAGCTAATCCATTAGCTCAAGCAGCAGGTGCTGGTCTAGGTGCATATGCGGCTTATAACATTGCTAAAAAATAATGGATCCAGTTTTATCAAGAAAATTATTTCGTGAGAAATATGTTGAAGAAATTAAACCTAGAAAAGTTAGTGAAGGTGGTATTGCTACTTTAAAACTTGCTGAAGGTGGAGAAGTAATTAGTGAAAACGAAAAATTAGGTTATTTACTAGCACCAGTGGCTGCTAGTCTTTTACAAGGAACTACAAGACCAGGAGAATCTCAATTAAGTTCTTTATTTAAAAGTGTTGGTGAAGGTGTAGCACAAATACCAGCTATTGGTTTAAAAATTGCTGAACTTGAAACTAAAAAGAAAACAACTACAAAAGGAATTAAAAGAGCAACAGAAGCTGAAAAAACAAGTCTTGGTTATAATCCATCAGATGAAATTTTATTAAATGTTGAAGATGGTGCTGTAACAGGTGTTGCTAAAGAAGTATTTAAAGTAAGTGATTCAAATAAAGAAATTAATACTCAATTAGAAAAATATAATATTAGATCAACAGATTCTGCTTTAAGAGATTTAGAAGAATATTTACAAAGTCTTGCACAAAAAGGAGAAGGTGGAGATTTACCAGGTATTGGTCCTTTAGGTGGAAGAAATCCTTTTCCTAGTACTGAAGGAAAAATATTAAGAGCAAAATTTCAAAATTTAATTAATCTTAGATTAAAAGATCAATCAGGAGCTGCAGTTACAGATTCTGAATTTAATAGATATATAGAAGGTATGGCTGGTGGAACTACAGCAATGGATCAAGCTGCTTTATTAGAACAAGTTAGATCATTAAGAAGAGGTATAGAATCTGATAAAGTTAATTTAATTAATAGAATTGATCCAAAAGGTGCAAAAGCATTTATTGAACAAGGTGGTTTAACTTTCTTTGAATCTCCTGGTTATATTAAAGGACAAGTTGCTGCAGCAGGTATTCCAATTAAAGAAGATCCAGATGTATTAACTATTGATGGAGAAAAAATTAAATTTTATGGAGGTGTGCCACACGCTTTAGATCCTAAGATAGGTGTTTGGAAACCTAAAAAATCATCAACCATTAAAAAATAATGGGTAAAGTTATTAATGTCGAAGGCTTAAATGTTGAAATAGCTGGAGATCAAATCAGTAAAGAAGAGTTTGATTTTATAAAAGATATAAAAGCAACTTATGCTAAAACACCTTCAGGTGTTGCTGAAAGCGATATTGATCCAGCAACAGGATATTACAAATTACCAGAAGTAGATGCTAAAATAAGATTTGCTGTATCGGCTGCTCCAAATTTAGATTCTAAATTTTTAACATTAAAAAAATTCTTTAAAGATGTAAAACAAGATGAATATGATCCAACTAATTTTATTGTTACAGATGCTAATGATAAAAAATATATTTTAGATGATAAATCAAAAAAGAATTTTAAAGATATTATAGATGTATCTAGAGATATAACGGGTATTGCTGGATCTCTTGGTGCAAGTATTGCCGCAGCACCTGGTGGACCAGCAGCAGTTATTGCAGCTTCAGGAGCTGGATTAGCTGGAGGTACAGAGCTTATAGAACAACTTGGAAGAATGGCAGGAACTGAAATTGATAGATCTTTAGCAGATCATGCAAAAGAAAGATTAGGAGAATTTGCTTTAGGATCAATTTCACAAGCAGCAACCCCATTAGTATTAGGTGCAACTAAATATTTATTTAAAGGTGGATCAGAAAAAGCAATTTATAAAAATGCTGCTGAAAAATTAGGTATTCCAGAAGCAGAAGGAAAAGCAGCTTATGATTCTTTATCTTTAACAGATAAAATTGATAAAGGTATTGAATTAAATATGAAAGACAAATTAACTTTATTTCAAAAATATGACACACGTCCTACATTTGGACAAGTTACAGATAATAAAGTAGTAGATACTCTTGAAACAACTTTTGCTAACGTTCCATTTGCAGCTCCTATATTAAGATCAAATGCAGAGGCAGCACAAAATAGTTTAGGTAAAAGATTTGGTGAAATCGTAACTAAAAATTTAGAAATACCAACAACAGAAATTCCAGGAGATGTTACATCTAAAATAGTACAACGTGGATTAATAAAAGAAAGAGGTCCAGGAAAATTACCTTTAGGAGATACTGAATATGGTATAACTAATAGATCTGGATTCTTTGAAAGATTTAGAGATCAAGCAACAGTTAAATACGGTGCTTTAGATGATATCATTGGTAAAAATACACCTGTTAGTTTAAATAATACCCTTGGCTTTTTAAAAAAAGAAGTTGGAGATGCTTCTTTTCCTAATTTAAATAAAGTTTTAAATGATCCAAAATTATCTAAAATGTATGCTGCTTTAGCTAAAGATGCTGGAGAAGAAGGAACTATTAATTATGCAAAAGCTAGAATTCTTAGAACAGAGATAGGTAAAAAATTAGGTAACCCAGTTCTTATAGACCCACTTCCAAGAGCTACTTATAAAAAATTATATGGAGAACTATCAAGAGATATTCAAAATGCTGTAGGTAATCTTCCTGATAAACGAGCCTTAACTTTAATGAAAAAAACAGATTCTTGGTATCAAACTAATTTAAAATTAATAGACGATTTTTTAGAACCTATTGCTAAAAAAGCAGATGTAGATGGATTAGTTAATAGTTTAATTAATAAATCAAAAACAGGAGCTTCTCAAATTAGTGCATTACAAAAAGCATTAACTCCTGATGAATATAAAGTTTTAGTAGCAACTGTTATTGATAGGTTAGGATCAGCACCTGTTAAAGGAGAACTTGCAGCATTAGGTAGAACTAATACTTTTAATACAAGAGTATTTTTAGATAACTATGGTGCTATGGAAGATTCTGCTAAAAAAGCATTATTTGGTGGTAATGGTAAAGGTTATAAAACTTTAAATAATTCATTAAAAGAAATTAATAGAATTGCAACTTACATTGAACAACAAAACCCATTTAAAGATTTAGCTTCAACAGTTACTAAAGGAACTGCTGGAACAGGACTTGTGGTAGGAGCAGGAGCTGGATTAGCTGCTGGAACAGGTGATCCTATGTTCTTATTAGGTATTCCAATATTTGGTTACGGTGGAGCTGCAGCTTTAAAAGTTATGTCTAATCCAAAATTTTTAGAATGGATTGCATCAGGAACAAAGATTGCAGGTAACAAAGGATTAGATGGGGTAGCAGAACATCTTGGAAAGATGGGTCTTATTGCTGGTAACAGTGATAATGATACAGCGCAGTTATCTAATCAATATTTAGAAATGATTAAAAGATCTGCTGGTAATTCTGAAAAGAATCAAGCGGGTCAAAATATATCTAAAGCAATAACTGAACAAAAAGCAACACAAGCTGCAGCACAACCAGTTAAATCAACCGCTAATTTAAAACCAATACAAACTCAAGTTACTTCTGGAACTAGTGGTAAAATTACTAATATTCCTCAAGAACGTATTCAAGAGTATACTAATCTGTTTGGTAGATTATGAAAAAAATTATAAAATCGAGATTAGAAGATCATATGGTAGATTTATATCACAGAGTAGATAACTTAAAAAAAGATATCTCTATAATTAAAAACAATCACTTAAAACATATGAGTTGTGCTATTTATAAAATAGAAAAGAAAGTAGACAAGATCCTTTGGTCCATGATCGGTGGTATGGGTGCCTTGATCCTTACACTTATAGTTATAGCATTCAGATTCGTTAAATAATAATTGATTATTTTAAATAATTAATCTAATAAGAGATATGAAGCTTATTAGACAAGATACTAGTTTTATTGTCACCGACTTTAAAAAAGTTGATAAATACCAATACGCTAAATACACAAGAGACGATGACCACGGTCCACGGACCTATCTTGTTGGGGAAAAGAAAGTACCATCCGTTACCACTATATTGTCAAAAACAGCTTCAAAAGAGAAACAAGCTTCATTAGATGCTTGGAGAGAACGAGTAGGTTATCAACAGGCTCAAGCTATAACCACACAGGCCGCTAATAGAGGCACGGAGATGCATTATGTTCTTGAGAACTATATGAATGGCATTGGATACCTAAACCTAGGCTCTAAAGGGGCTCAATCGCGTATTATGGCCCATAAGATTATAGAGAACCTAGAACCATTAAAGATTATATATGGAAATGAGGTTAGCCTTGCTTATGACGACCAATGGGCAGGATCCACGGACCTTGTGGGTAACTTTGATGGCAAGGATACTATTATAGATTTTAAACAAGCAAATAAACCAAAAAGAGAAGAATATATAGAAGATTATTATTATCAAATAGCTGCTTATTCACTTGCACATAAAAAAAATTATGGAAATATAGAACAGGGTTTAATTTGTATTTGTACTAAAGATGGAATATATCAGCAGTTCAAAATGGATCAAAAAAAACTTTCAGAATATGAAAGCAAGTGGTTTGACAGAGTCAAAAAATACAATACAATGTCAGTTAATGGATAATAAATTACTTGTTCACAAACATTTAATTATTCGCGCTGAAGGAAAAAATACTCCGACAGACGAAGGGTTTCTTAGGCGTTGGTTAGAACAATTTATTAAAGATATTAACATGAAGGTTCTAATGGGACCGTATGTTAAATATTGCGACATGCCTGGTAATGAAGGAATTACTGGTGCGGCTATCATAGAAACAAGTCATATCGTATTACATACTTGGAATAAAGTTGAACCTGAATTAATTCAATTTGATGTTTATAGTTGCAGTCATCTAGATCCAGAATCTATTTGTGAAAAAATAAAAAAAGATTTTAATACTACAAAGATTGAATACAAGTTTCTTGATAGAGAACATGATCTAAAAGAATTACATACTTTAACTTATACTGATCCTATAGTTAAAAATTATCAAAACAAAGAAATAGAAAAGAAAAATAATGCTTTATTAAAAAGCAGAAAAGAAGTTGAGATTAATGGTAATGGAACACATGGATATAGAATTAAAGAAGGTGTTCACAAAGGAACAGTTTTAGGTCACATCACAAGAGAAAAGTCAGTACTTGAAAAATAATGCAATCAAAAAAATATTCTAGAAAAGAATATCGTAGACAACATTATTTAAAAAATAAAAAACACACACTTGCTGTAAATAAACTTTGGGCAAAAAATAATATAGAAAGAAAAAGAGCTTTGTGGAGAGCTTATTATTATAGAAATAGTAAAGAATTAAATAAAAAAAAGATAGTGTATAGAAATAAAGTATATGCTACAAATCCATATTTTAGATTATATGCTTCTATTAGAACAAGAATAAATAGAACTATTAAACATAATATTAAATGTAAAAAAACAATAGATTTATTAGGCATTGATATTAAAGGTTTATGGAAACATTTAAGATCTAAATTTAAACCAGGAATGACAAAACAAAATCACGGCAAAGTTTGGCATATAGATCATATAATTCCATGTGCAGCTTTTGATTTATCTGATCCAAAACAACAAATTAAATGTTTTCATTATACAAATTTACAACCTCTTTTTGCACATGAAAATCTTTCTAAAGGTGCCAAGATCTTGAAATCTATTAATTAATCATTATATAATAGCCATGACTGCACCATAGGGGTGGGTCAATTAACTTGCTTTAACAAAAGGAGATAATTATGACAAACTTAGAAGTTTTCAATAATTTAAATAAGCAATTATTCAACGGATCAACAAAGTTTTTTGATGATGCGTTTGAAACAATTTTTGACAGTTGGTCAAAAGTTCAATCTTTCCCATTTTACAATGTAGTAAAATATTCAAAAGGAAAGTATGGTTTAGAAATCGGTTTAGCTGGCTACAATAAAGAAAATGTTCTTGTAGAAGTTAAAGACGGCATCTTAACTATTGAAGGTAAAGTAGACGATAAAAATATAGACTATGTACAAAAAGGTCTAGCATTTAGAAAATTCTTTAAACAGTTTGAATTAGCTAAAGATGTAATAGTTGATGAAGCTGAAATGAAAGATGGTCTATTAAAAATAAAACTTGGGTACAACGAACCTAAAGAAATTGAAGGTGTTAAAATAGATATTAAATAATGACTACAATTATAATATTTTTTATTATTAGCTTTGTAGCAATATCATATTTAATTTATAAAAATTATAAATAATGATACCTTACAACGATTCTGAATGGGAATTTATTTCCTAATTAAATTTGGGCCACCACAGTGTGGCCCAAATCACAAGACATTATTTAATGTCTTTAATATCAATATTTAGACTAAAGTCAAATTAATTATTCTAAAAGAATAATATCTTTTTTTGGACCTGCAAAATGAAGAAAATAAACCTCACTTAATACTTTTTGAATTAATTGTTTATCTGCTTGCTTTGAACAATTAAAGAAATAGGGACCTTGTTTAAACTCATACCAAACTGCATTAAATCTATCATCTATAAAACAAGTTACCCCATTGGTATATAATTCATAAGATAAAAAAACTTGTTCTTGATGATCGTTGTTTTTTATTTCTTCGTACTTATAATAAGTATTTTTTAAAATTTCATATGCACTTTTTGGTATTACTAATACTCCAGAATTAATAAGACATCTTGGTGTTATTTCTAAATTATGTTTTCTTAATAATTTTAAATTAAATTCTGGTACAGATAGACCATTAGACATTCTACTATATGCTGTATAAAATAAAGATTGTGATAATAAGGGATGGTATTTTACAGCCCCTACACAATGTTTAGGAATACCATTAAGGATATTTGGAGCATTCTCAACATTAATAACTATATCTGCATCAATCCAAATTAAAGTTTCATATTTTTTTAATATATCAAGAGTACCTATTAATAGTTTTTGCCAAGCAATGTGTTTATTTGTGTTCTTATCAATTAAATAATCTAATTCAATTAAATCAAAATTATGTTTTTTTGCATATTCTTTAAATGATTTTTTGCAAAATTTATTATAGTTTGATGTACATTCTTCTCCTATAATTAATGTAACAATTGCTATTGAGTTCATAACCAATTGTTAATAACTTCGCCTAATGTTTCTGCGGATATTTTAATTTTATTTTTTAAAGCGGCTATTATTAATTCATCAATAGTTTTTTCAGCAACTAAATCAATATAAAGAACATTTTTAGATTGACCTATTCTATGTGCTCTATCTTCAGATTGTTGTCTAACTTCTAAATTATAACTATTACTAAAATAAACTACATAAGAAGCTTTAGTTAAAGTTAGTCCATAACCTCCTGTACTTGGGTTACCTACAAAAAATCTACATTTCTCATCTTCTTGAAATCGTCTAACTGCTTCTTGTCTTTGTTCTGGTGTTATTTCTCCATATATACTTACAGTACTATCGGAGCCGTATGTTTTTGTTAATATATCAATAATAGATTTTATATTGTGCACATAGTTAGCCCATATAATAAATTTACCATCGGCTTCTCCTATTATATCTAATAGTTCTTTTAGTTTAGGACAATTTTCAAATACAGTTATTTCTTGATTATCCATCTTAACAAAGCCATTACATACTTGATGTAATCTCAGTATCTCTGTTAATTTATTAGTAAAGCTAACTTCTGAATCTTTTAAAATAACAAAGGCGGCTTTTTTTAATCTATTATAAACTTCTTGTTGTTGTTTACCCAATTGTATATTTCGTCTTTGATATATTTTTTCTGGTAAATCTAAACAATCTTCTTTTTTAATTCTAAATGAAAATGTTTTAAGCTTACTTTCTAACTCATCTAAATTTGTATAATACTGTGGTATTTCTATTGCTCTTCCACCCATATCTATTAATCTCATTACTGCATATCTATTTCTAAAGGCAAGAAAAGAACTAAAACCTAATAATGATTTATCTAAAAAAGCACATTGACTATATAAGTCTAATGGCGATTTAGTTACAGGAGACCCTGTAAGTATTCTTTTATATTTAGCATCTAAACCAAGTTTAATTAAATTTTTAGTTCGTTTAGCACCTTTGTTTTTAATAGTTGTAGATTCATCAATAATCATCATTAATTTATTTTTTGTTGGTTTAATGATTTTTTCTAATATTTCTACACCACTAGGATGACTTAATGCTTCTACATTAATTAAAAAGAAATTTAATTTTTCATGTTGATAATCAAATTTATTATGTTCTTTATGTATTGATATTGTATGTTCTACTGGGCAATGTGTTGTTATTTCTTTTTCCCAGTTACGATAAACAGAGTTAGGGGCTATTACTATAACTGTATTTACTTCATTTACTGTAAATAAATAAGCTGCATTATCAATGGCTATTTTAGTTTTACCAACTCCCATATCACAGAAATATGCAAAGTTCTTTACTTTTGCGCCTTTCTTTAAAGCTTCTCTTTGATGTTCAAATGGCTTAGTCTTATATTCAAATTGTTTCGTCATTCGTGTTTCTATACTTAAAAAAGTATTATTAATATTTTTACATTTTTTGCTTTACATTGTCAAATAAATAAATATAAGCATATTTATAGGAGGTCTTTATGGACTTAGAACGCGAATCAACCAAAATAAGGGTTGATACAAGTATGGCAAAAGATATAGCCGTAAAGTGTAATGAGCTAATAGATCTTCAGAATGAAATAAAGACGATTGAAGAAAAACTAAACAAAGTTAAAGAACAAGAAAAATTTCTTTCTGAACATGCTATCCCTAGCTTAATGCAGTCATCGGGTATATCTATGATAAAGCTGGAAGATGGGACTGAAGTAAAAGTTAGTCCTTACTACTATGCTAAAATCTCTGAAGATAAAAAAGAAGCTGCATTCGCTTGGCTTCGTGACAATGGCTTTGGAGATCTAATCAAAAACAATATATCTCTAGACTTTGGTATGAATGAAGATTCAGAAGCAAACAATCTAGTTGCACAATTGAAAGCAAAAGGATATAATGTTTTTCAATCTACGACAGTACATTCTAGTACTCTAAAAGCTTTTGTTAAAGAACAAATAAACGAAGGCAAAGGATTACCAGAAGACTTATTCGGGATATATACAGCGAACAAGACTAAACTAACCACGAAGGAGTAAACATGGCAAACGCACAAGTAAAACCTACTTCAGTAAAAACTGAAGTAGCTGTAAAGAAAGAAGCACCACTACCTAGTACAATTGACCTAGAAGCGTCAGCTGGACAAGGTTCAGAGTATGTCACAGCACGTGACACGAAACTACCAATCTTAAAAATACTATATGCAAGTTCAGAAGTATTAGATGAGGGTAGTGGAAGATATAATCCTAATGCAAAGCAAGGAGATATCTATAATGAAACAACAGGAAATTTGTATAAAGGTAAAGACGGAATTATTGTAGTTCCTTGTCTATACATTAATACATTTAATGAATGGAAAGACAGAGGCGAAAGCAAAGGTCGTCCAGTAGGTATCCATTTAGATCCTGCTGTTATGAGACAAACAAAAAGAGGAGAAGACAATAAAGACAGATTAGAAAACGGTAACTACATTGAAGATACTGGAAATCATTTTGTTTACATATTGGATAAAGATTACAATCCAATTGAAACAGCTTTGATTGCTATGAAGTCTACTCAAAAGAAAAAATCTAAGACTTGGAACTCTATGATGCAAAGTAGAAGACTACAAGGATCTAAAGGTTTCTTTTGTCCTCCGTCTTGGGCAACAGCTTACAAATTAACAACAACTAAAGAATCTAATTCTGGAAACAATTGGTTCGGTTGGGTAGTTGAATTTAACAAATATCTAAACGATCCTAAGTATGCCAAGTTATTAGAGATGACTAAAGCATTTTATGAAAGTGCTATTAAGTCAGATATCTTTGGTAAAGTTGATTTCGGTAAAGAGGAAACACAACAGATTAAAGGTAATACAGAATCAGTTCCGTTTTAAATTATGTACAAGCAATTAGCGGAACTATTTGCTGGAAACAACACCCAATACATCCAAGCCACTCTAACGGGTGGCAAGGATGAAAGGGGTAAAAGAAAAGCAGATTACCTAACTATTCATAAACCATTAACAGATGAAATATGGAAAGACCATATTGACGGTAAAATTGTTATTGGTCTTAAACCAGAAAGAGACGATAAAGCTATCTGGGGCTGTATAGATATTGATCCAAAAAATTATCAAGATTATTCATCAAAAAAATACGTAGACATAATTACAAATTCAAAGTTACCATTAGTTCCAGTATTATCTAAATCTGGTGGATTACATTTATTTTTATTTTTAAAAGATTGGGCTAAAGTAGAAGATATTAGAAAAGTTTTAGATAACTGGAACACGCTATATTTTCTTTCTAATGAAATATTTCCAATGAATAAAGCTGTTGGTATGCCTTATACCAATGCTGAATTAACTTCTGAATACGCAATAGCTGAAAATGGTATGGGAATTAACCTTCAATCATTTATTGCTTTAGCAAATAAAAAGAAAATGAGTATTGAAGAATTAAATAATTTTGAAGCACCAACATATGAACCAGAAGCACAATGGTCTAACTATCCTCCTTGTGTACAAAAATTAATACAAGAAAAATGGTCTGGTAATAATAGAAACAATTTTTTATTTAATGTACTTACATTAGAAACTAAAAAGAATCCTTTAATAAATTTAGAAGATTTAATTAGAATAGGAAAGAATAGAAACAGAGAAATATTTACTAATCCATTAGACGATAGAGAAGTAGAGAATACAGCAAAGTCTGTTAAAAAAGGTGGCTATTTTTATTTATGTCCAAGTAAACACCCAGAACTAGCACCTATATGTAATAAAGAATTATGTATGACTAGATCTTTAGGTATACAAGCTGAAGTACCACAGATTATAGATGAGTTTAAAAATCCTATGAAGTCTTTTGATTTAAAAACAACTTATTATGAGTTTGATTATGAGAATCAACATATTGTTATGCAACCAGAAAATATGATTGATGAAAAAGCTTGGAGATTAAAACTAATGAAACATGGAATATTTTGGAAGACATTACCTAAGTCTAAAGCTAATCCAAATCCTTATGAAGTAATGTTATCAGCATTAATGAAAAGATTTGTAGAAAATAAACATTTTAATTATGCAGATATTGTTGAAGATGAAAGATATCAAACATTGAAAGATTTCTTTGAAGATAAAATAGAACAAGATGATTTTGATAAATTAAAAGATGGATATATTGTTTTAGATTCTACGACAAACGTTTGTTATTTTACTAGAGCAACAATTGATAAATGGCTTAAAGATAAAAAAAGTAAAGTATTTAATTCTACAATAGATGCATTACGTTTATTAAACTGCACTAGATTAGAATATCATAAAGGGGTTAAAAATGTTTGGCATGTTGAAATGCCTAAATTTATTAATCATCAATCAATAAAGAAGAGCAACGGAAGAACTAACACGATAACTGAAATGGACGATGAGTATCACACAGGAAAATTTAGAAATCCAGAAGCTAAAACAAATATATAAAAAGACAGTTAAAATATTTGGGCCCCCTGGAACTGGAAAGACATATACTTTAATTGAAAAAGTATTAAAGGGACATATTAAAAGAGGAACTAATCCTAATAATATTGCTTTTATATCTTTTACAAATAAAGCAGTAGATACTGCAAGAGATAGAACACTTGCTGCATTTCCACAATATACTGAAAAAGATTTTTCTAGATTTAAAACATTACATAAATATTGCAGAAGATATTTTGAAGAAGAAATCTTTGATATTAAAAATTGTTTAATTGATTTTGCATTAGAAGAAAAATTTATTAAATATTCTGATATGCGATTAGAAGATGACAACTTTGTTTATAAAGATTGGTCACTTGGTATTTATGATAAATCAAGAAACATGATGAAAGATCCAATCTCTGTTTATAAAATGGAATCTTACAAGAAAGATAACATAGATGTATTTCAAAGAAAGATATCTACCTATGAACATTATAAGCGTAATGGAAGAGAAAGACCTTTAATTGATTTTACAGATATGATTGAAAGAGCTATTAATGAAGTAGTTTTTCCTCCATTAGATATTTTAATATTAGATGAAGCTCAAGATTTTACACCATTACAATGGTCCGTTATTTATAAGATCGTTGATAATGTTAAAAGAATTTATTTAGCAGGAGATGATGACCAAGCTATTTATAAATGGAATGGATCAGATCCAAAGTATTTTACTACATATTTTCCAGGCCGAAAAGTCGTATTACACAAAACAAGAAGATTTAATCAAGCAATATATGATTTTTCTCAAATAGTTCGTAGAGGAATATTGGATAGCGTAGAAAAAGATTTTGAAACAATTAATAAAGAACAAGGTTATGTAAAACGTTATATGAGTTTTATGGAGATACCTTTTAATGAATTAGATGGTACTTGGTATATCTTAGGAAGAGTTACTAAAGTTGTTAATGAATTAAGAATGGGCGCCAAAGCCGCAGGATTATATTTTGAAGATAGCAAAGAAACTAAATCATTTGATCAAAAACAATGGAACGCAATTAAAACATGGACTGCTATATCAAAAGGAAAATCTATTGATAAGAAGAATGCAGAGAATATGTATAGATATATTAGAGAAGTTGAAAATTCTAATTACAGAGATGAAAAGTTTTGGATAGAACAGCCAGATTTTACTACTTATAACTTTAAAGAATTAAAAGAATGGTGTGGTTTAACATTAGATGATGAAAGCCAAACAAAAGAATGGTGGTGGATATTAAGAAGAAACTTTAGTTCAAAACAAAAGATTTACTTTATAAGATTATTAAAACGATATGGGCAAGAACAATTGGACAAACGACCCCAAATCATTATAGATACTATTCATTCTGTTAAAGGTGGAGAAGCTGATCACGTAATTGTATCAGCTAAAAACGATTATGCCTCTGATTTTAATAGGAAGAATAAACAAGACAAAATAGACGAACTAAAAGTTTATTACACGGGATTCACTAGAGCAAAGAAAACATTGCATTTGTTATCTAGCGATCATCAATATAACTATCCTGTTGGTAGAGATTATTTAGTTTACTTACAGGAGAAGAAATGAGCAATAAAGCATTTTTTAGACAAGTGGGTGGAGCACATTATAAAAAGTATGACATACAACCATCTGAATTCATTAATAAAAACAAAATATTGTTTGCAGAGGGTAATGCAATCAAGTATATATGTCGCCACCAAGATAAAGGAAAGAAACAAGATTTGTTAAAAGCAATACATTATATAGAGATGATTATAGAAAGGGACTACAATGACTAGTTTACAATTATCTATGACGTTTAAGAAAAGTATTTGGTCTTGTCCAAGTGAATATAAAGATTTATCTGGTTATCCAGAAATAGCAATTGACTTAGAAACAAGAGATGATGGAATTACTAAAGGATTAGGGGCTGGTTGGGCAACTAATAATGGAAAGGTAATTGGTTTTGCAGTAGCCGTAGATGGTTGGCAAGGTTATTATCCTTTTGATCACTTTGCTGGTGGCAATATGGTTCCTGAACAAGTTCTTAAATATATTAAAACTGTATGTGCATTACCTAATAAAAAAATATTTCATAATGCTCAGTACGATCTAGGTTGGCTAAATGCTATGGGTATGACTGTTAATGGTGTCATTATTGATACCATGATAGCGGCCGCATTAATAGATGAAAATGAATGGTCTTATTCATTAAACAATTTAGCTAAAAAGTATCTTGGAGAAATTAAAGCTGAAACAGATTTAATTGAAGCGGCTAAAGATCATGGTATTGATCCTAAAGCGGAGATGTGGAAATTACCAGCAGAGCATGTTGGTTTCTACGCGGAACAAGATGCACGGCTCACGTACTTATTGTGGCAACGATTTAAACATGAAATTGTAACTCAAAATTTAATGACGATATGGGAATTAGAATCTAAAATACTTCCAATATTAATTAAAATGCGTCAAAGAGGTGTTAGAGTTGATGTTGAGAAAGCAAGTAAATTAATGGTAGAGTTTGCAACACAGGAGAAAGTGTTATTACAAAAGATTAATAAACTTGTTGGTAAAGATGTAGATATCTGGGCGGCAAGACAAATAGGAGAAGCTTTTGATAAGTTAAAGATTGAATATCCTAGAACTGAAAATACAGGTGCACCATCCTTTACACAAAACTGGTTGCATAACTCTAAACACCAAATCTCTCAATTGATTGTACAAGCAAGAGAAATTAATAAATTTCATAATACTTTCCTTGCAAATATTTTAAAGTATGAACATAAAGGAAGAGTTCATGCAGAGATTAATCAATTAAGATCAGATCAAGGTGGAACAGTATCTGGTCGTATTTCTATGTCTAACCCAAATTTACAACAACTTCCTGCACGTAATAAAGAATTTGCTAAAAAGATTAGGGGCTTGTTCTTACCAGAAGAAGATCATAAGTGGGGTTCCTTTGATTACTCACAACAAGAACCAAGAATGGTTGTTCACTATGCGGCTTCTATTGGCGAGGGTTATGAAGGTTCACAAGAACTTGTTAGAGCCTATGCAAATGCTTCAGCAGACTTTCACCAAACAATTGCAGAATTAGTTGGTATAGAAAGATCTCAAGCTAAAACAATTGGCTTAGGATTAATGTACGGTATGGGAAAAAATAAATTAGCGAACTCTTTAGGATTATCAAAAGAAGAAGCAGAAGTACTAATATCAAAATATAATCGTAAAGTTCCATTTGTAAAACAATTATCTGATAGATGTATGAAAAAAGCAAACGATGAGGGTGTTATTCGTACTAAAAAAGGTAGAAAATGTAGATTTGATATGTGGGAAACTAAAGATTTTGGTATCCATACTGCTGAAACATTTGAAAATGCTGTTGCTAAATATGGTAAAGACGGAATTAAACGTGCTTTTACCTATAAAGCATTAAATAGATTGATACAAGGTTCGGCAGCCGATCAAACTAAACAAGCTATTGTATCTTGTTATGAAGCTGGATATCTTCCTATATTACAAATCCATGATGAATTATGTTTCAATGTAAAAGCTGGAGATGAATTAAAAATAAAAGAAGTTATGGAAACATGTATGGAATTTAAAGTACCAAGCGTTGTAGATATAAGCATAGGAGATGACTTTGGACAAGCTAGCTAGAACCAAGTACCACGACTCACGGATCATTGTTCATCCGTTTTATCAATTATTTCCAATGCGTTTGGAATTATTATGGTTTGATGATGTAAAACAAATACACACACCACATAATGATTTTAAACAAACTGTAAGACATTCGATGGAAAAAGATGGTTTATTATGCCCTATGGTTGTTGATTGGAATAATGAAGTTAGAAATGGTGCTAATAGATTTGCTGTATTGAAAAAAGGTAAATTAGCTGATGGTAGTTTATTCTATAAAGCTAAAACACCAGAAGAAGTTAATTTTCTTGGTAGATTAAATGTAGAGGTTTGGGAAAGACATATTGCTAAGAAAAATGTAATGGACTTTGAATTTTTATTTCAAGGCAAAATGAAAAAATACACAGAGAAGTGTCTTCATCTCTTTACAGAGAACGTAATTAAATTACCACAAAACTAAGAAGCGATATAATTTATATCTTCTTCTTCACTTTTTAGTCTAGAAATTTCTTCATGTATAGTTTGAACTCTTAATTGTTTTTTAAGTTCTTTCAATTCAAGTTCAATCTTTAACATGTCGATAGTTTCTTTTCCTTGTTCAAGAAATTGTTGATTCCATTTTGATTCTAGAATCATTTTCCTTGCTAACAAGGCTTCACTATTTAGAAACATTAAGTTCCTCGTATGTTATAAACATCTTTGATGGCGAATACGTGATTTCTTTTCTCATCGTGTATTTACCATCATTGAGTTCTTTTATGAAATTATTCCTAGATTCCTCATCGTTGGACGCCCATACGTCATGACTAATACAATGACCAGCATATCGAACGTGGTATCTATATAACTTCATGTCGTATCTTATCATATCTTTGCTATCATGGGCAATCATTAAAAAGTGGCTTATTTATTAACTTTTTAAGCATTGACACGTACTTGCCAACACATTATAGCTAGTAGGAATCTAAGGAAAATAATATGGATATTACAAAATGGAAAAGTGTCGCTGTAAGAATTAATGATTATAAAATTTTAAAAGCACTATGTGATGAAAAATTTAGAAACCCTGCATCAATGATATCAAAACTTACACACGATTATGTAAAATTTAGAGCAAATAAAAGTAAAATGACTATTGAAGCATACTTAAAAAAATTATTAAAAAAATGATTGAACTAATTAAAAGTATTTATTGGTATGAATATACGTTTATCATTATATGCATAATTATTTTTTCAATATTCTATTTCAATGCCCGTTAAAAAATTAAACATACTCCAACAAGCTAGACTATTTAATCTTTATAAAGAAGTATTACAGTATACCTATCGTCTATTAGATAAATATGAAGACGATCAATTAGTTGCTTCTACATTACTTTCACAAGGACTTAGATTATATAGAGGAATATTAGATGAAAAAAGTTTTAATGAATTATTAGATACAATTATTAAAGACGCTAAATTAATTAAGCCAATAGAAAAAGATGAAAAAACAATCAACTGATTTACATAGATCACTTCAAATTTGTGCTACTAGATTATCACTTGAAGATTATGCAGTTGTTGCAGGAACTTTTTTTCAATTACATTGTGGATATAGCTTTGGTTATAAAAAACACGATCAACAATTCTTAACCGATATTCATTTTATTTGGAAAATGAATCATAAAAAAAAGATTGAAAAACAAGCAAGGATACTTAAATTAAAGGTCTTAAAGGGTGGAAAAGATGAAAAATAAGGCTTACAATAATAAAATGAATGATAGATTTGATGAGTTTGTATTGAACGGAAAGCAGTGGTCTGGACAGCAAATCTCAGAATTGATAGAGGATGTATATGATGATTACAATTATTACCTCAAGACAAGGGAAAGTCCTGAAATAACTTTATACTATCGTGACTTACTCGCTTACCTTGTTAAAAATTATGGGCATTGAATTTGCCACCATTTCTCTTAAAACAGACGAATTAGTACCTGAACAAAAACTTTGGCGTGGTGTATTAGTTAATGCCTTAGAAGATACACTTATTAAACAATCAGATAGAAAATCAAGTATTTATAAAGTTAATGCTCACGAATGGATAATGTTATCCGATAATGACTTTGAAAAAGTTTGTTATTGGTCTGGCTTTGAGCCAAATAAAGTAAAAGAAAAATATGTTCAGGCCATTGAAAAAGGTGATATTACATTTAATTTAAAACAAATTGCTTGGGCTAAATATTATAAACAATATATTATATATAAAAAATCAAAAGACGCCGAATCTAAAAAATATCACAGAACAAGATTAGAATATTTACGTAATTGTGTAAAAGATGCAACCACAGCTCTTTTCTCTTGCGTGTTTATTACTGCATAGACTTGATCCCATATTCATGAACGCACATAATTCTCGCGGGAGGAAATCTCATGGCAAAGAAAAAAGAAACAATTCAAGATATCCTAGATAGAATAAACGAAGATATTGAGAATATTAGAGAAAAAGTTGAAGAATTAGAATCTGAAAACGAAGATTCTGAATTCGATGACGAAGAAGACGAAGACTAAATAGTAGTGTATAATTCGGGGTAGTTAAAGTTCCTAATTCTAACTACCCCTACTACACGTCTACGTGTGCATTGTACGTCTATGACGGGATATAGACATACAAAGATCGTTATGGTTTCATATTGCGCCATTCTTGAAACTTCTCGTCCCAAGTCTTTTCATTGCGCAATGCCCAAAAAACTTTAAATCTTTCTAACCAAGTTATCCTTTGGCCGTCATACCTATTCTTATTCATATACCAAAAGAAATTACTTGTCCAACGTTTTATTATAGTAAACATAGTATTGCTATTATTACAAATAATGCAAACATCGCATGATCGTGTCCACTCATTTGCTCTCCTTTTTAGTTGATTGATACCATTTGCGTTTATACTCTTTTAGCTTATCAATATTTTTTAAATAGTAATTAGCTTGGTATTCTTTTAGTCGTTCTCTGTTCTTCTCTATCCATTGTTTATTTGTCATTGTTTCCTCTCATTGTTATATGTCTTGTCCTGCATCGTCATAGTATCGGTCATAACCCGCTTTCCATTCTTCCTCCCAATCTTCTGGGTTTTCATATTGTAAACCGAATTCTATTGCTGGGTTATCATGATCCGCGAGTGATGTACCAATAGTCCCGTACCACGTCAAAGGGATATCTCTTGTGTCATCATCACAAACTTCTTCTGGTGGTATGATTTTAAAGATAACTTCTGTATCTTCTTTATAACGTTTTAGTTCTCTAATTAAGTCTTTAATTTTCATATATTACTCCAAGTGTTAAAGTCATCTTCGCCGTGATTATTGTATATATAATCTTGGTCAAAGCGTTGTTTATTCATTTCTTTTATCTTTTCTATTGTTTCTTCTCTATATTTTTGATTGTATCTCTTTCTATCTTTACAAAGTTTTACAATGTATTCCGATACAAATAATGTTCCTTGTATCTTTGTTGTTTTATCAACGTGGTATAATAGAAAATCTATAAACTTATCTACTCCTCTTAAAGAGGCTAGATTGTTATGTAGTCTTTGTTTTTCTGTTGCCATTATCTTCTTCTCTTTCTCTTAGTTGGTTTTTTTATTGGTTTACCAAAGCAATCATATTTCTTGTGATAGGCTTTAAGTAATTTTTTAATGTCTTTTAAGTATTTGCTAATCATTTTTGAATTACCATACAAAGTATCATTCCACCTATGCCCATATGTCCTTTATACTTACCTTTTTTAATAATAGGTATATCATTACTAAATAAAAGTTTATCTGCTTTAAGGGGTATAATATTTTTTTTTAGTTTATTTACATAATTTGTAATAACCCATTTATATTTATATTTCATGTCCTACTCCCAAATGACTTAGTGTCTTGTTCCACGCTACACGGAACACGGCTCACGGAATATCTAGGATCAAACTTTGATCCCAATGTCCAAGCCAATAGTTCTTGAGCCATTCTGTATCTAATCTCATCTGTTTTAGATACATAGTTATGTTGTTCAACTGCCATTTCAAAATGGGCAATTTCTTCCTCGAGCCACGCTACAACGTCTTTTATGTCTTTCATTATTCTTCCTCCGTTATCCAACCACATTCAAGTAAGTAGTCTTTTGGTTTATTACTCATTTCATTAAAGATATATTCTTCAAGTTCTTCTTTTGCCTCTGTTTCATTCATATCCATAATGCGTTCAACAGTACTTGCTCTAAGTTCGTCCCATTGTCTTTCTGTTAGTTCGTCTTTATTCATTTTTCCTCCTTTACATAATGTTCACTTAATACTTCCCAACCACAACCACGCATATTAGTCATCTCTAATAATTCAATCATAGTTTTGTGAGTTAGATTATCTTTAACTTTTTCGTAATGTTCATCTATTTCATCTGCTTTTTTTTCATAGTCTTTATCGCCAGATTCTTGTAGTCCCTCCATAGCCCAACAATAGCAATATGTAAAATCGCCAATGTCGTCTATGTCCTCGTCCCCAAATTTAACCAAGATATCTGGTTTGTATGTTTCTTGTATCATTTTTTACTCCTTTGTTTGTTTATTAGTTGTTCTTGAAAGGCTATAGCCTTATTTTCATTTGTAAAGAAATAAAAATCTTGCGGTCTTATTTCTTTATTATTTATTTCCCTAAACAACGTATCTAGGGTGTAATAAATTCCACACGACAAATCTTTTTTATGTATGATAAATGCTTTACTCATTCTTTTTCCTCCAAATATTCTCTATACTTTTGTTCTTCTATTTCTTCTAAGTCATACAATAGTTCTTCCGCTGAATTTTCTATTGTACTTTCTGCAAAGCCCTCATCAATCGCTAATTGTTTGAAATGTTCTAATGCGTCCTCTGGCGACATTATCATTCCGTCTTTAGTTAATTGACCACTAGCGTATTTCATCAATGTTGTTTCATAAAGAAAGCCAATAGGTACATCTACATCGGGTATACTCATTTTGCCTCCCTTATTAATTTTTTAATAACTTTCAACATCGCCTCAAACTTTATGTAGTTTTTTCCTACATCGTTTTCGTTTTCATCTTTATCAAAGAGATACCTATTTGCATAATAAGCCTCCGTGTGCCAATCTATTAGAGCCTCTATTAAATCGTCCTTGTTCCTTTGATTTAGTTTCATATTCTTACTTCCTTTATTTCTTTTAATTTTTGACTACCACAATCAACGCATTCACCATTACCCTCGCAAGTATATTCGCCACAGTCCTCGCATTCTAAATAGCATTCTTTGATTGTTTCTATTTCACATTCAATACACTTGTAGCCCTCCTCATCATCAAGCCAAGCGGGTATTCTATTTACAAATAAACCCGTGCCAAATGAAGTATCACGTCTACACCATAAACATATATTACTCATTGTAATTGTGCCTCCTCTAGTTGATTAACTCTATCTCGTGTATCCACTAAGACAACGTCATTAATTTCACACCACTCCTCAAAATCATCTTGAGTATCTTTCCATTGTTCTGCGAAAGCATTGTCATCTTTCAAAAGACCAAGGTACTCGTCCCACGCGTCTTGCTCAGTCATATAGTTATAAAATATTTTATTTAAGTGTCCCATTTGTTTACCCTCTTTTTGTTTTTAAAATAACCTACTTTTGTAAGTAAATTATAACCGTCCGTTATTGCTGATTTAAAATGTTCCGTTCTATATTCTAACGGACAATCTTCATCTGCATTACAACACACTACTGCTAACGCCTCTTGTAGTTGTTTGTGTTCCTCTGCTAGTTTATTAGCAATACTTTTTTGTTTAGCAATCGTTTCATCTAGCTTTTTTACAGCATCTAGTATTGTATTCATTCTTTTTCCTTTCTAGTTATGTACATTAATAATTGCTCTGCACATTTATGACGACCACAATTAATATCGTCCGTGCCATCATCGTGTAATGGCTCGTCTCCATTTTCTCTAGCTTTAACGTAATCTTCATATACAAACATTTCGTTCTCTAGCCAGTCTTTAATGTCATTAATTGTTATAGCCATTATGCAACCTTTTCTAATTCAAACTCGAGTAAAAAAGCTATACTGAGTTGTTCTAGTTTCTTTGCCTCTGCATCAGTAATCGGTATTTCACTTTCAATCCTCACGGCTCTGCCGTCCGATAAAAATTGATCCTCATCAACTTTATTATCATAGAAAAAAACTGAAATTATTTCTTTGTAATTTAAAGTTAATAGTTTTTTATTATCTATGATAGCGTAATCGGTATATTCCCTATCGCCGTCATAAATTCTAAAACGTAATAATGTCTTTTCTTTTTTCATACTCCAATACCTCTTTGGTTTATTTCTTGTTTAATAAAGTCCTTAAAATAGTTTTCAAGGATTGTTGGTTTTTCAAGTGAGGTATATAATCTATATTCCTCTCTCAATTTTCTGTCATTAAAAGTTTTAATGTACTGTTTAATAACCTGTATATCTTCTTTCATTTTTTACTCCTTTGTTTTTGTTAATTCTTGACGATTAAATTATTTGTCAAATATTGTCAAACATTAAATTAACCTTATTTTTCACTATTTAGTTGTATAAAAGTCTTGTTTAAATGAACGTATATGCTTGAGTTCGGGTCTTGATGAGGTGTAGTACCCCCTAAATTTTAGGGGGTACAAAATTGTATTATACTTTTAATTGTAAAGAAGTTATTTCTTTATCTAAATATATTTGTCTTTGTCTTAAGATTTGTATTTTATCATTAAGACGATTTATATCTGCTTGAACATCTTCATACTTTTCTTGTAAATATAAAAGTCGTTCTTGCATTTCTTTTTTTGTTTCGCTCATTTTTTCGTCCTTTTGTTTTGATAGTCATTATTAACTATCTCAATGCCCAGATTGTTCTGGGCATTGGGTTAGCTAAACTTATTCGGAACTTTCTCTTGCCTTGTCCGAATTATCTTCGAAATTAAACTCCTTACTATCAATGGTATAAAGAGCTTCGTAAATTTCTCTCTTTTCATTCCATTTTAGTATTTGAATACAATATCCAATTTTGTTTTTTGTAATATTGTATTTTTGTACTTGCACTCTTTCTTGCATATCAAGGTGCTTAGTACTTTCTGTTAACGCGTATCTAGGCATTTTTACTCCTATCTTTTTTTGTTTGTTAATAATAAATTAATTAAAATTTATTATTAATTAATAGTACTTGACAAATGTGGCAAGATTATGTCCTTTTTAAAATATATTTGATGTCGTTTAGTGGGTGTTGATAACTTAGACACTATTAGTAGGTTGCAATAAAGTCACGCATTGTTGCATAAATACACACAATTTAAGGTTGTACAATTATAGGTTGTATCGCGTTTTGGTTGTAAAAAATTATTTCTTGACACTTTCCGTAAAAAAGACTAAAATTTAGAGGTAAAAAAGTAAACATTTTTTACGTCCTTTCTTTTAACTGGGGGTAGCTTATTCTACCCCTAGTTTAATCCCAAATCCGTGTTCCGTGTTCCTTGCTTGTGTACCCGTTTGCTTTGGGTATACTCCTATTGCCCTTGACGAGAAGATACCTAATGATACCTAATGATACCCGTTGAGACTGGGTAATGCTCCTACTCCCCTTGACGAGAAAAACCGCGTAAAACGATACACGGCTCACGGCTCACGGATAAGTCATTGATTTATATGTATTCTTGAAACTGGGAATTTGTCAATACTTTCGGAAAAAATGAGCAAGGAAATACGCCAATTTTCCCAGAAATGTACCCACTAAGGTACTTGTATACAAAAAAAATTTTAAAAAGTAGTTTGGTTTTAGACTAAAAACTAGGAAAAATTGACAAAAACATCAAATTAGATATATAAATCAATAGGTTAATCATTCCTAGTTTTTTCCTGAATTGTTGACAACTCTGGGAAAAGTCAATAAAATCAATAGTTATTTTTTCCCAGTTATTGACAACTCTGGGAAAACTCAATAATAACAACACTTTTTTAATAATTAGTAAACATATATTTACTAAACGGAAACACTTGTATACAAAAAAATTTTTAAAAAAATATTTGTATATAGATTACCTTAGGGAAAACAGTTAAAATGATTTTTATGCCCTCAAAGAAAAACACTTTAAAAACAATAACTGATTTAACTCCGAAACAACGTAAATTCGTAGACGTTCTAGTTGCGAATTGGGGTAGTATGACAAAGGCGGATGCTTGTATTGAGGCGGGATATACTACAAAAGACGGCGGAAAACCGTACGAAACCGCGAGTAAGTTAACTAACCCAGAATTAAATCCGCACGTTGTAAGATACTTAGAAAAAAGATTATCGCAAGAATTACAAAAATATGAAAAAGATAAATTACGTTCTTACAAAGTTTTTGAACGATTAAGAAATAAAGCGGAAGAAAAAAATCAATTCAATTCTGCTGTCCAATCTGAATTTCGTATGGGTCAATTATCTGGTTTTTATGTCGATAAAAAAGAAATTTCGCACGTTGGTTTAGAGGGTATGTCACGCGAGCAACTTGAAAAAAGATTATCTGAATTAGAAAACAAATTGGATGAAAACAAAGCGATTATCGACATCACTTCTGAAACAGAAATTATTAAATAGCGACTGGAAAACTTTTATTAATACTTTTAATAAAGTTCACAATAGCCATTTAAATGCGAAACTAGGAATAGTTGCAATCAAAATTTATGATAAAAAGAAAATTAGCGATAAATAAAAAAGCAAAAAAAGAAATTGAAAAATATCCATTAGTTGAAATTAAATGGCTCGACATAACTAGCGATAGCGCGTGGCAAGGTATTGATGATTTAAAGAGCGCGAAATTGCCTATATGCACTACAAAGGGGCATTTATTAACACAATCTAAGGGCATAACTAGGGTCTTTGGCGATTACGCCCTTAAAGATGAAAAAACGGGCGTAATTGATGAAATTGCCAATACAACGCTAATTCCTAATTCAGTTATAATTGATATTAAAAAAATTTAATTGTTTTTATATTTTTTTCTTAAATCTTTTATTTTTTGCCAATTATTATTTGTATAATAAAGTTTGTAAGATAATAACTTAAAATCTTCAGTAAATTGCTCGTTCAAATAAGATTTTAAATCATTTTCATTAATAAAATTATGAAAAATTTCTATGTCATTAATTGCAAAACTATCGCAATCAATTCCATTTTCATTATTAATGTATTTTCCAAAACTTACGTAATTATTATACTTGCTTTTATTTTTTATATCCTCCATTTCAATAAAAGCTCCAATAGGTTTTTCTTTTAAATTAAAAATTTTCATTTTCTACCTATTTTTTTAATTTGTTTAGGCAAGTATTGCGGGATAACCACGTTGTAATTGCTAGGCACGTGGTTATTGACCCCCGCGCCATTAGTATAATTATCTGCCAAAAATTCAACAGTTTTCGCGATACTAATAGGCACGCCAAAAACCTTTTGCGACAAATCAAATAACTTAGAATAGGTATCTAATTTTAAAGATATATTTTTATATCCTCGCACGTTTTCTACTACGTTTATTTTTTTAGTTTTCATTTTTTATGTCCTTTGTTGTTAATTAGTTTTTTAATAAAACTTATATGTTTATTAAGCCTATTTATATCTGATTTTTGCCACGGGTCATCATAAATTTTATTATCGGTCAAATTATCAATTAAATAAATTTTATAAGTATCTAACCAATTAAAAAAATTTATTTTTTGTTTTTCAGTCATTTTAATTTACTCCTTTATTGTTATATAAATTTTTATGGTAGTTATCTGACAAATACCTATTTGTCTCACTCCATAAAATTTCAGTATTGTTTATTTTTTCTAATTGCTCAAAAACGCCGTCTGGCAAGTCCTCAAGTCTATAGATATTTATATAATTATCTAATATTTTTTTTTGTTTTTTTGTTAATTGTCTCATTTTTTATGTCCTCTTGTTAGTTTATTTTGATTTTTTAAAAAAACCTTTTTTATATAATAGATCACAACAATCGCAAATATACCAATATATCCACGCGTGCTTTCCGTTCCACCAAGATTTTATTGACCCTATTTTTTGTTTTTCTAAAAACTCTTTTTGTGTTTTAAAATAAACGTTTTCTTCAAATTGACTTTGATAATCTATTTTTTTAGCTATAGTTTTATTTTTAACAATGTATTTTTTAATAAATTGTTTTATTTTGTTTTCCATTTTATGTCCTCCATTGGTTTTTATTATCTTTTTTTTGTTAAAACATTTTGACTAATTAATTCTTCTTTTTTTAAAGAAAAATAATATTTTTCAAAATGATCGAACGCAATTTCCATTAATTCTTTTATATCCATATCATCTAAAATATTATTAATGTAATTGTATATTTTTTCTTTTTCTTTTTTTGTAAAGTTATTCATTTTTATTGTCCTCTTTTTTAATTAATAACCGTAAACCCGCTATTGTCTTTTTTTGCGCGTCCCTTAGCTAGTAAACCGATTATTGTTTTTTTCGGGTCAAGAAAACGTAAATCGCTTTCATCTCCCGTCACAACGCGCCTACCCAAATATTTTTTAGGTAGTTTATTAAAAACAACTGCAATATTATTATCAGTTGTTAATAATTCTTTAATTTCGTTTTCGTTGCTTTCACTTCTTGAAAACGTAAGACTATAATTTTTTGGCAATACTTGATTAAAACGATTTAATATTTTTGTATAATCATAAAATGGAACGTTCGGGAATAATTCCATTAAATTTTTATTATCTTTAAATTTATATCGTTCCCACGGTAAATCACTTGTCCCGTTTAATCTTACGGCTAATTTTAAATTTTTACTTTTGGCTAGTTTTTCATATGTTGTTATCTCTTTAAATAAATGCTCTAAAAATTTTTGGCGGTCTTTTAAAAAGTATAACGTTTTATTAATTCGTGCTTTTTGTACACAATTCATCTGACCGCGTCCCGCCGTGTTTAAACACGCGAGCGCGCAACCTTGCGAGGCTTTCGGGCAAATATTATACCCGCTTAAGTTGTACGGCGCTAAATGTAAGATTGCGGTAAGATACCCGAATTTTACTGATTTTTGCATTTTAAAGTTATTAAAACTCAATAACTTTTTTTGCGGTTTATAACTCATATATTTTTACGTAATTTCTCTTAAATTCACACTTACAACGCGTTTAAATTATTGTCAATAAAAATAATTAAAAATATTTAAAAATAATTATTGACAACTATTAATTAATAGGTATTTTGTAATCAATATAAACAAAAAAAGAGGATGTAATATGTTCAGTAAATATACGAAAGACGCGTTAACAATTTTACAAAATGAAATAGTTGACGGTTTAAAAAAAGACGGTTTAAAATATTTTAAATCGTTTTCTGGCTACGGGTACCCTAAGAACGCGTTAACGCTTAAAGAATATAACGGCGTCAATTTCTGGGGTTTAAATATCCAAAAACGTAAATTAGATTTTAAATCTAATTTGTGGGCTACAAAAAAAGCGTGGTTAAGTGTTGGCGCGACTATCTTAGAGGGTCAAGAAAAAAACGGACGCGCAATATTTTACTATAGCACGTTTAAAAAGAACGTAAAAGAAAACGAAAAAAATGATGAAAAAACTTTCGCGTTTTTAAAAGTATCTTACGTTTATAATTTGGCGCAAGTTGATTTAAAAAATTCAACGTATAGAGCGCCTAGCGAAACGCCCGAAAGTAAGGTTATTGATAATCAAGAAATTGAAAACTTTGTCAATTCAATCGAGGGCTTGCATTTGTCACACAGTAATGACGGACGTTGTTTTTATAATATAACGGTCGATAAAGTTGTTATGAGTGATAAAAAAACTTTTAAAGACACGCCAGATAATAGCGCAACGGGCAATTATTACTCGGTATTATTTCACGAGTTGATACATTGGAGCGGAGCAAAAAACCGACTAGCGCGATTTGAAAAAAACAAAAAACGTTTTAAAGACAATGCGCAATTGGAATATGCACACGAGGAATTAATCGCGGAAATTGGCGCGGTTTTATTGTCTCAACGTTTTAACTTACAAAAAACAGTTAACACTAATAATCTCGCGTATCTTAAAAGTTGGATAAGCGCATTAGAAAACGATAATAAGTTTTTAATTAGCGCGCTTTCGCAATCATACCGAGCGAGCGAATTTTTGCTTAATAAAGGCAAAATTAAAGAATATCCAGAACAATTGAGAAAAGTTGCTTAAATATCACACAATAAAGCGGGCGTAAAAACCCGCTTTATTTTTTAGTTGACAAGTTATATTATTCACGTAAATTCACACAATAAACAAAAAAGAGGATGTAAATGCAAAAACACGAAAACATTGTTTTAACTATTGATGAAAAGCAAGTTGAAATAAATCATAGTTATGACGTAGACAGCGGAAAACCTTTCGCAAGTCAAGAAAACGGTTTAAATGACTTAAAAGAGGTTATTTTAGAGGATATAAAAAACGCCAAAAATTTTGGCTCAATTCCATATAATAATTTTGAAAGCCAAGTAGACTGGCATATACTTTAATACAAAAATTACATAATAAAGCGGGCGTAAAAACCCGCTTTATTTTTTAGTTGACAAGCCCTTAAATTCATATAATTTCACATAATAAACAAAAAAGAGGATGTAAAAATATGCATAAAAGAAATAAAACTTTTAACAAATCGGTTGCGCGTTTGTTAAGTAAATATCGTTCTAATAATAATTTATTAGAAAACAAAAATCTTGAAGTTTTAAAAATTAAAGAAAACGCGGAAAACGGGCGCGTTTTAATTGTTTACGGCGGGCGCGACTGTGACGGCTCGCAATCGGACGGGTACACGAAATTAGTTGACGCGGGCTATTATTCCGCGCAAAAATTCATAGATAGTCTTTACGAGGGCGCGGACGGCGCCATCTGGTATGAATTCGCGAAACCGAGCGCTATTTCTAATATTGCGGTTGAAACGCGCGACTTAACCTTAGAGGCTTTCGAAAACGGTCACAGTCATATAATTTATTCTTAGCACTTACCTTGCATTTTACACGCTCAAGTTGTACGCTTGAGCGTGTCAAGAAAACCAGAAAACACTTTTTTAAATCGCGTTAAAAACGTCAATAAAAATCATTACTTTCAAAGGGTTGAAACCTATACAAGCGCGGGCGTGCCCGATTGTTTTTGTATTATAAACGGGCGTTCATTTTGGCTCGAATTTAAGTATACAACAGCTAAGAATCTCGGGTTAAGTAAGTATCAAATCGCGTGGCAACTTAAGCTTATAAAGCACGGCGGGCACGTTTTTAACTTGATTAAGGTAGGCAAGCAAGGAGGGCTTAAAACTTATAAACTTGAGCCGTTAGGCGCGAGGTTGTTAGCGTGCGCTGATGATACCGCGCAAGGTATCGAGTACTTACTCAATGACTTGAGCGCGCGCGTTGTGTGATGTTGTGTGACATTGTGTGAACGTGGCGCATTACTTCCGATAATCATTCATTATCACTTACAATAACTTCACGTATATTCACGTAAGAACATAGAGGCGCGAGGCGTTAGGCACGGCTCTATGCCCTAAGGGTCATTACTCAGTTGACCTTACTCTTTTAAATAAATTCCAAAAATACAACCTAAACGCGAATTAGTAAGGCTCAGCCATGATGAGCTTGAGCAGGATTCATAAACGTAGTAAGGTAAGAATTAGCACGGCATAATAAAAATAGGACCCATGGAAAAAGAGTTTTTAACAACAGAACGATTACGCGAAGAAGTAGAAAAAACTTGGATAAAACATATTAAACTTTGTCAGGACAATTTTTTATATTTTGTTCAGGAGGTTTGGCCTGATATTATTATGCGTAAAGAAAAGGACCCTTCAAAGTGGGGCCATCACCAAATCATGGCTAAAGAATTTACTAATATAGCTAATCAGAAAAAAGGGCGCCTTATTGTTAATATGCCTCCCCGACATACCAAATCAGAATTTGCTTCCGTATTCTTTCCAGCGTGGATGATGGGTAAGTTTCCAAAATTAAAACTAATGCAAGTAACACACAATGCAGAATTATCAGCAAGGTTCGGAGCGAAGATCCGTAATCTAATTGATTCAAAAGAATACAAACAAATATTTGGGGATGTTAAGTTACGAGAAGATTCTAAAGCTAAAGGTAGATGGGAAACGAATCATGGCGGTGAATACTTTGCTGCGGGGGTCGGCGGAGCAATTACTGGGCGAGGTGCCGATCTATTAATCATAGACGATCCACATACAGAACAGGATTCCTTATCTAAGAAAGCAATGGAAAGAACATTTGAATGGTATTCATCAGGACCCAGACAACGTTTGCAACCTGGCGGATCTATAGTTCTTGTTATGACAAGATGGGCCGAGAACGATTTAACAGGGATGTTGATTAGGGGACAAAAAGAAAATAAAGCAGACAAATGGAAACTAATATCTTTTCCTGCAATATTAGAATCAGGTAAACCATTGTGGCCAGAGTTTTGGCAGATTGATGAATTGGAAAGAGTTAAAGCAACACTACCTGTTCGTAACTGGTCTGCGCAATATATGCAGAACCCTACATCAGAAGAAGGCGCAATTATAAAACGAGATTGGTGGAGACCTTGGGAGAAGGATCATATCCCACATCTACAACATGTTATACAAAGTTATGATACTGCATTTAGTGCAAAAGAATCTGCAGACTATTCTGCTATTACTACTTGGGGAATTTTTACTCCAGAAGAAGGTGGATCTCCTAATCTAATATTGTTAGATGCAATGAAAGGTAAATACGACTTTCCAGAATTAAAAGCAGTTGCTATGGAACAATATAAATACTGGGAACCTGAATCTGTTATTATTGAAGCGAAAGCTTCTGGTGAGCCTTTAACCCATGAGTTTAGAAGGATGGGTATTCCAGTAATTCCTTTTACTCCATCCCGTGGAAAAGATAAGCATACAAGGGTAAATGCGTGTGCTCCTGTATTTGAATCAGGGTCCGTATGGTATCCAGAGGGAGAACACTTTGCAGAAGAAGTTATTGAGGAATGTGCCGCGTTTCCTCATGGAGAGTATGATGACTATGTTGATAGTACTACACAAGCTGTGTTAAGATACCGTCAAGGTAACTTTATTGAAACAGGGTCCGATTGGAAAGACCCTATGGATAGAGTTCAAAAAGAATATAAATATTATTAGGAGCCCTATGAAAAAAGCTAAAGACATGTCTAAAGAACATGAAGGTAAAGAATCTATGAAAATGGAAGGAAAAGAAACTATGATGGAAAAGAAAGGTTATAAAGAAACTGAAATGGGTAAAATGGTTAAAGCAGCTAAAGGTGCATTAACTAAGTCTCAAAAGAAAATTGGAAAAGTAATGAAAGAATTTAAATCTGGTGAATTAAGATCAGGTGGAAAAAAAGGACCCGTTGTAAAAAATCCTAAACAAGCAATTGCGATTGCATTATCTGAAGCTGGAAAATCTAAAATGAAAAAGCGTGGCGGAGGAATGGCTGAAAGAGGAATGGGAGTTGCATTAGCTCAAGGTGGTTCTGTAAGAGGAACGGGAGCCGCGATCCGTGGAATTAGACCCGCGAAACTATCGTAGGAGATACAATGCCAAAATCTAAAAAAGATCCTTACATGAGTCGCAATGAATTCAAACCAGGATTCTATGACCAAAAAGATAAACCTGCTACAACTATGGAGACAATAAAAGGAACAGCAGCTAAACCTACACCAAATGTTACAGACACAGAATCATTTATGGAAGGTGGTTTCTCTAGAGGACAAAAACCAATTCAAGTAAAGAAGGTTCCGTTTAGAGGAGTATTCTAAATGGGTGCCCTAGATAAAGTTATCAAAGGACTTGGCAACAAGATTGTTGGCACAGGAATAGATGTTACAGATTTAGTTGGAGAAGATTTATTAGATAAATCAAAAGGTGAATATGCAACTCTAGGCGCTGGAGCGGATATTGAAAAACAAAAGCCAGTCATTGGAGCATCTGTTAAAAAAGGTCAAACAGAATACAGTATTGCAGGATCAAGCTCCACGGACCTCGGCCTTGGTGCACAATATACTTCAGAAGACGAATCAACTACTGCTGGTTTTAATGTATCAAAAAATCCACAAGGAAAAGAATTTAAATTTGGTATTACTAAAAGATTTAAATCAGGTGGAGAAGTAGAAGTTGGTAAAGGTAAAGATTACATAAAGGATTTAATATAATGCCAAGTAGACTTACACAATTACTACAGTTATTAGAAGAAGCCAAAATAAAAGGCGATATAGATAAGGTAACCGAAGTAGAACAAGAACTTTTTACTATGAAGGATAAGAAGCAAGAAGGCGGAGAAATCAAGGTAAAAGGTGGCGGATACATTAACGATTTACTGTAAAGTATAGTCCTAATTATCATTGCATGTTAAAATAAACTTGTTATAACAACAAGGAGAAAACAACCATGGCAAGAAAAAAATTAAATGATTTAGCTAAGATTGGTTTAGGTCTCGCTGCAGCATACGGCGCGTCTAAAGTTCTTGGTAAATCTGCAGAAGAAAAAGGACTTGAAATTGCAAGAAGCGAAACTAGAGATCTTACTTCTGACGAATCAATTGCTCCAAGAAAAGCAATGGCATCAACATCAACGGGAGGAGCTGATAGAGGATTTGGAATAGATTCATCAATGGATACATCTAGCAGATCTTCAGGATACAATAATCAAACAGCACTTAATCCTAAAACAGGATTATATGGTGAGCCAGGATCTATAGAAGGATTCAGAGCATCTGAAGCAGCAAGATTAGAACGTATCGGTACACCTTATGAATTAAATCCAGAAAGTCCAAAAGCTAGAAGACTAGCAAGAATAACTGGAGCAACTGGTGCTAAAAAAGGTAAAATGATGAAAGCATCAACAGGTGGATCAGTAGTTGCAAGAGGAAACAAATTAGCGAGAAGTAAACCTACAAAACTTTACTAATGGCTGAGATCGATAAGATTAATGAAGAACTTCCAATGGAAGACAACTCTATTCCTGAAGAAGGATTAGATGTTGTTCTTCCTGAAGAAGAACAAACTCCGCAACAACCTGTAGAAGAAAACTTTTACAAGAACCTTGCAGAAGATATGGATGACAGAGCATTAAGTCGTCTAGCATTAGATCTTATTGCTGATTATAAAAAAGATAGAGTATCAAGACTAGATTGGGAACAAACTTATGTTCAAGGTTTAGATCTATTAGGATTTAAATACCAGGACATGACAAGACCATTTCAAGGAGCAACAGGAGTTACACATCCACTTCTTGCAGAATCGGTTACACAATTTCAAGCACAAGCTTATAAAGAATTATTACCAGCAGAAGGTCCAGTAAGAACTGAAGTTGTTGGATTAGAGACACCAGATATTTTAAGACAAGCAGAACGAGTTAAAGATTTCATGAACTATATGTTAATGGAAAAAATGGAAGAGTATACTCCAGACTTTGATCAATTATTATTTTATTTACCATTATCAGGATCTGCATTTAAAAAAGTTTATTACGATGAAATACTACAAAGAGCCGTATCTAAATTTGTACCTGCAGATGATTTAGTAGTTCCATATTATGCAACGGATTTAAAAGATTCAGAACGTATTACTCATGTTGTTAAAATGAATGAGAATGATGTTATTAAATATCAAAAAGCTGGATTCTATTTAGATGTAGAATTAATTCCTAAACAACCAGAACAAACAGCGATACAACAAAAGTTATCAGAGATTGAAGGTGTAAAACCAAGTGGAGATACAACTTATCAATATAACATTTTAGAAATGCATGTTGATTTAGATTTAAGTGAATATGAAACAACAGCAAATCCAGAAGAAAAGAATATTAAGATTCCTTACATTGTAACGATTGATGAAGGTTCACAACAAGTTTTATCTGTTTATAGAAACTACGACAAAGAAGATCCATTAAAAACAAGAAAAGAATACTTTGTACATTACAAATTTTTACCAGGTTTAGGATTTTATGGCTTTGGATTAATTCATATGATTGGTGGATTATCTAGAACTGCTACTTCTAGCTTAAGACAGTTACTAGATGCAGGTACTCTTGCTAATTTACCAGCAGGATTCAAGAGCCGTGGAATTAGAATCAGGGATGATGACCAACCATTCCAGCCAGGTGAATTCAGAGACGTAGATGCACCAGGCGGAAACATAAAAGACCAGTTCCAAATATTACCATTTAAAGAACCTTCGCAAACTTTATTCCAATTATTAGGATTTGTAGTACAAGCAGGACAAAGATTTGCATCCATTGCAGATATGCAAGTAGGAGATGGTAACCAACAAGCAGCTGTTGGGACTACAATTGCATTATTAGAACGAGGATCTCGTGTAATGTCAGCGATTCATAAGCGATGTTACTACGCAATGAAACAAGAATTTAGAATTTTAGCAGAAGTATTTGCAGATTATCTACCACCAGAATATCCATATGCAGTTTATGGTGCAGATAGAACAATTAAAATGGAAGATTTCAACGATAGGGTTGATGTTATTCCAGTTGCAGATCCAAGTATTTATTCAATGGCACAAAGAGTTACACTTGCAAATGAGAATTTAAAGATTGCAATGTCTAATCCACAGATGCATAACCTAAGAGAAGCGTACAGAAGAGTGTATGAGGCGTTAGGAACTAGACAAATTGATGATTTATTAATTCCAGAAAGAGAACCTACACCAGAAGATCCAGCTACAGAGAATTCTAAAGCACTTAGAATGGAAATGTTAAAAGTATTTCCAGAGCAAGATCATGTTTCTCACATTAGTGCCCATGCAATTTTCATGCAAAGTAGAATGGTTCAAACAAATCCAATGGTTTATGCTTTACTTCAAGGACATATTTCAGATCATATTGCGTATCAAGCGCACGGAGAGGTTGGAGCAGCGATGATGGAGAACCCACAGAACGCAATGCTACAACAACAAGATCCAAATGGTTACCAAGTTCAATTTAATTCACTCGTTGCTAAACGAATTGTAGAATTAACTCAACAATTAGTACAAGCAGAAGGTGGAGAACAACAAGATCCGTTAGTAATGTTGAAACAAAGAGAGTTAGATCTTAAAGCTTTAGACATTCAAAGACGTTCTAGAGAGTCTCAACAAGAAATGGAAAGAAAATCTTTTGAATTTGAGGACAGAATTGATGTAGAGAAGATGAAATTAGAAAATCAAGAGCAACAAGCTGCACAAAGAATCAAAGTTGCAGAAGAAAAATTAAAAATTGCTAGAGAAAAACAGCAACAATCTTTTTTTACTAAAAGATGAAACAATATTTAAAAAATCCTACAATTAAAAAGTTAAAAAACCCTACAATTAAAAAAATAACACCCCCAAAGATTAAAAAGATCACTATGCCTGGTGTAAGATTTGGACCTCCTCCTAAAAAAGGACCTAATCCACAGGGACTAAAAGAAGGTGGTTGCATTTATAGACGAACTGGTGCAAAGTCAGACATACAAGGCATAAAAGATATTCAAAAAAGTGGAAAAAAATTTATCGGGGTTAAATAATTATAGAACTCTTACACAAAGAGAAAAGTTAATATTTCTTGCTGGTGTGTTTGAGGGTGAAGGATCCTTTGGTTATTGGGGAAAAGAAAGTAAAGCTAATAGATATTTTAGAGCACAGATTAGAATGTGTGATGAAGATATCGTAATTAGATTTGTAGATTATTTTAAATTAGGTTGCATAACAACAAGCATACCTAAAAATAAAAAATGGAGTAAATCATGGAAATGGACTGTATCAGGAGACAAAGCAATATCCGTGATGTTGCAAATGGTTCCGTATTTTGGTATAAGAAGAAAGGAGAAATTTAAAGAATGTTGCCCATCATTCAAGCAGTTGCCCCACTTGCAAAAATCTTATTCAACACCGTTGATAAAGCAGTCGCCGACAAAGACCTTGCAGCAAAATTAAAAGCAGATCTGCAAACGCAGATGCTACAATCTCATACACAAGAATTACAAGCAGCCGCTAGAGTTATAGAAGCAGAAGCTAAAGCTGGTTGGTTTGCAGCTAGCTGGAGACCTTTATTAATGTACGTATTAATTTTTATATTAGTATGGAATTATGTATTAGGTCCTGTAATATTATTTTTCTTTAAAGCATCTATCACAATAGAATTACCAGGAGACGTGTGGACATTATTACAAATAGGTTTAGGCGGATACGTGGTTGGTAGGTCCGCGGAGAGTGTTGCTAGAACCATGGCTAATAAACCAACATCCAAAGATCAAGAAAATGGATAAGGGTCCAAACGACTTAGAGCACATCATTTTTAAGTTGCAAAAAAAGATTAAACAGTTAAAAAAGAAGTTAAAAAAATGATATTTAATTTAATAAAAAGATTCTCATCTTGGTTAGATTATTGGATCTGGAGACAAGAATTAAAAAGAAAAATTAAAAGAGATAAGAAAATAAATTCATGATGGATATAAATACGTTGCAATTTATAAGAAATTACGTGAGAAAACGTATAGAAGAAACCAGGCAAGATATTTGCTATGGTATAGACACGTTAGATAGGCTCCACTATGCTAAGGGCAGGCTCAGCGCATTAGAGACGCTGCTACAGGATCTAAAAGACCTGCAACATAAAGAGGAGAGTATAGATGACGATAGTGGTACCGAATCAGAAATTAGTAATTCCAACTAATTCTGAAAAATCTAACGAGACATCCACAAAAATCCCAACAGACGCAAAAGGCATCCGAGAGTATTTAGATTGTCTTCCAGACCCAATTGGTTATCGCATGTTAGTGCGACCATATTCTGGAGAATCTAAAACTAAAGGTGGACTTATTCTATCCGAGCAAACTCAGGATACGATTGCTATGACTACAGTTATTGGAATTGTAGTTAAAATGGGGGATCTTTGTTATTTAGATAAAGATAAATTTCCTACAGGAGCTTGGTGCAAAGAAGGCCAGTTCGTAATGTACGGAAGATATGCTGGATCTCGTTTCAAAACAAAATATGGTGAACACCGTATTTTAAATGACGATGAGATTATCGGTGTTGTTAAACGTCCTCAAGATATTCTTCACTTATACTAAAGGAGAAAACAAATGGTAGACGAGAAGAAGACTCCAGAAGTGGAGCTTGATCTTGACGATGTCAAAGAACAAGAAATACAAATAAAAGAAGAGTCAAAAACCGAGAAGAAAGCACTAAGTTTAAATGTTGGTGAAGTTGATCTTGGTTATACAACTCATTCTAAAGAAGAGAAAAAAGAAAAGGTTGAGATTGAACAGGTAGAAGATAAAAAACCTGTTGAAACAAAACCTGTTGAACAACCAAAAGCAACTGAAACTAAAACTGATGACTTATCAGAAATTTCAGAGTCTGTTCAAAAGCGAATTGATAAATTAACTCGTAGATATAGAGAAGCCGAGAGAAGAGAACAGGCTGCTGTAGAATTTGCAAAAGGTTTGCAAAAGAAATACAGCGACTATGAGAAGAAATTCGATACTGCTGATACTAATTACTTGAAGGAATTTGATGCAAGAGTAGATGCTCAAAGAGAACAAGTAAAAATTAAGTTAAAAGCAGCTATTGAAGCTAATGATCCTAATAAGATCATGGAAGCTAACGATGAGTTAACGCAATTAGCAGTTCAAAAAGAGAAAGCTAAATTGCAAATGGCTGATCGTGAGATGAGAGCTAAACAACTTGAAGAACAAAGAAAACTTGAAGTTGAAGAAGCTAAAGTCCAAAAAGACAACGTTGTTATACCAAAACCTAGCGAAAAAGCTAAGTCTTGGGCTACTAAAAATACTTGGTTTGGGGATGATAAAATCATGACTCAAGCCGCTTTTTCAATCCATGAAGAACTAGTTGGCAGTGGTGTTGAAGTAGAGAGCGATGAGTATTATAATGAGATAGATAAACGAATGAAGGGATATTTCCCTCATAAGTTTGTTGTTGAAGAACAACGTAAGCCCGTTCAAACTGTTGCTTCCGCTGGAAGAAAACAGGAGGGACGCAGAACTGTGAGACTCACCAAATCACAAGTTGCTATTGCTAAAAAATTAGGGGTGCCACTAGAAGAATACGCTAAATACGTGAAGGAGGCAAATTAGTATGAGCGATAAAGAAAATAAAAGATCTTCACGCGCGTCCGAAGAAATTAAGGTTGATAGAAATAAACCTTGGGCGCCACCATCATCTCTGGATGCACCACCTGCGCCAGACGGCTATGTCCACAGATGGATAAGAGTCGAGTCAATGGGTTTTCAAGATACTGCAAATGTATCGAAGAAAATGAGAGAAGGTTGGGAGTTTGTTAGATCCGAGGAAATAGTAAGTAAATTCGGAAAAAACCAATACCCAATTATCCATGAAGGAAAATACGCAGGGTTGATCGGGGTTGCTGGCCTAGTGTTGGCTAGGATACCAGAAGAGATTGTGAAATCTCGCGCAGAGTATTTCAAAAGAATTACTCAAGATAGAATTAACGCGATTGATTCAGATCTAATGAAGGAACAACGACCTGAGATGCCTATTAATATTAATAGACAATCTCGCGTAACTTTTGGTGGGGGAAATAAAAGATAAAATTTTTATAATACCAACCAAAGTAAAATAAACATAAACAATAACAAGGAGTATAAAACAAATGGCAAACGTACTAGAAAAATTTGGTCTTAGACCATCTAGACAGCTAAACGGCAGTCCATTTATTAATGCTCAGAACAGATATAGAATATCTGCAAATAATACAACTGCGATTTTCCAAGGAGATTTGGTTATACCAAACACTTCTGGAACAATCACAAGATATGTTGCAGGAACTACTAATGCTGTTGTGGGTGTTTTCAATGGTTGCTTTTATACAGACCCAACGACTCAAAAACCGACTTGGAAAAATTATTATCCAGCAAGCACAAACGCTTCAGACATTACAGCGTTCGTAATTGATGGTCCAGACACGGTGTTTGAAATCAATGCTAGCGGCACAGTGGCCGTTACTGGTCTGTTTTCAAACTATGATGTAACTAACGTAACTGGAAATACACAAACTGGTATTTCTTATGTTCAGTTAGATCAAAGTTCGGCAAACACAACAAACACGTTACCGTTAATGGCAATTGATATATCACAAGATCCTTTAAACAGTGATACATCAGCTACTAACGCTAACATAGTAGTGAGAATTAATAATCACTTCTATAAACAAAACCAAACAGGTCTATAATAGGAGAATAAACTATGGCTATATCACGTTCACAGCTAGTTAAAGAACTAGAGCCAGGATTGAATGCACTATTCGGCCTGGAATATAACAGATACGATAACGAAGACGCAGAAATCTTTGTAACAGAAACTTCAGATCGAGCTTTCGAAGAAGAAGTTATGTTAACAGGATTTGCAAGCGCTGAAATCAAACAAGAAGGTGCTCCAGTAGTATTTGATAATGCTACAGAAGCATACACTTCTAGATACACTCATAACACGATTGCTTTAGCATTCGCGATTACTGAGGAAGCTATTGAAGATAACTTGTATGATAGACTTGCTGCGAGATACACTAGAGCATTGGCAAGATCAATGTCGCAAACTAAACAAGTTATTGCGGCTAACATCTTAAACAATGGATTTAGTTCATCTTACACAGGTGGTGACGGAAAAGCTTTATTAGCTTCAGATCACCCTCTTGCTAACGGTGGAACGTTTAGAAATATACTTTCTACTGCTGCTGACTTATCAGAAACATCACTTGAGCAATCGTTAATTGACATTGCTGCGTTTGTAGATGAAAGAGGTTTAAAAGTTGCTCTACAAGGTAGAAAATTGATTATTCCAAAAGAATTACAATTTACTGCTGAGAGAATCTTAAGAACACCTTTATCAACAACTCCAGGTGGTGCTAACGCGTTCGCGAAAAACGACATCAACGCTATGTTAAATATGGGAATGATCCCAGAAGGTTACAGAGTTAACCATTTCTTAACAGACACTGATGCATTTTTCATCATGACGGATGCTCCAAATGGATTAAAACACTTTGTAAGATCGCCAATTAAAACTGCGATTGAAGGTGATTTCGACACAGGAAACGTTAGATTCAAAGCTAGAGAAAGATACAGCTACGGCTGGTCTGACCCTAGAGGAATCTTCGGTTCTGCAGGAGCTTAATAAGTAATTAATTATACTGGGGCGTCTTTACGCCCCAGTATTTTTTAGGTACAATAGGAATTATGGGTTTTAAATCAGATATACAAGCTACAAGAATTACAGCGGCTACATCAACTGTAGTAATCGCTCCATCAATAAGATTAAGAGGAATTATAGTTGCGTCATCAGGTGGTGGAACTGGAACTGTTGAATTAAAAACAGAAAGTGCAACTGGTACAACTTTATTTGTGGCAGACGTTCCAGCTGGAGATATTATTAATTTAAATTTCCCAGAAGATGGAATTTTATTTCCACAAGGAGTTTATGTTTCAACATTTACTAGCATTGCAGCAGTAACATTACTTACAGATAAATATTCGGGTCCAGGCCCAATGTATCAACCACAACCATAATATTTAAATGCCTATTATAAAATCAGGCACTTATTATGATACATTACAAGACTATTATGGTCTTGGCGAAGAATCTGATAAAAATAAACAATCAAAACAATTAAGAGCAAGTTTAGGAGCAGTTGTTGATCTTGCAAAAGGTGGCATGCCTGCAAGAAACAAAAAGAATTTTAGATCTACAGAATCTGGTGCAGGAATGACTGAATCTGGAGTTAAAGCTTACAGAAGAATGAATCCAGGTTCAAAATTAAGTACAGCGGTTACAGAAGATAAACCAGGTCCAAAAAGAGCAGCAAGAAGAAA